TGACAGTTGGGTCAGGATAAGCTGTGTGTTCTAATACTTCTGTAGTATCTTCTGATGCCAACATTTGTAGTTGTGCATCTGTAAGACCTTTGTAATCGTATTCTTCTGTTTCGTTCTCTTCTTCAGAATAGACTTTTACATATCCATTCTTAGATAGTAATGCGTCTTTAAACCATACATAGAATACTTTAAACCCTTCGTTCTTTTCCATAACGATATGGTTAATGTAATCTGTTTCTTGGTCTGCTGCATCTTGGTCTTCTGGACCTTTAGGGTTGAACTGAACAACCTTGTCACCAGCTACAAAGACTTTTAAAAGCTGAGGCAGCGCCGATTCTATAGTATCCTGAACGTCATAAGATACAACTTGTGAACGACCTTCTTCTTCGTTACCAAACTTTTCACCTAGGTAATATTCAATCGCTTGTGCTCTGTCATCCGACAATGATGAGTCATTTACACCATAGGCAATAGATTCCTGTTGCTCTATCTGTGCAATGATTTCCATATCTTGTATCTTCATTAAATAATTCCTATACTAAATTTATTGCTTTTAGAGAAATTCTCAGATGCTGGTATAACTTGTAAGTTTTCAATTACATGTAAACCACATACTAATTTATTGTTAAGTGGAATAATATGGTCAACGTGCCATTTAAAACCAAATATTTTAGTTCTTAATGCAGATAATTCGTATGCTTGTTCAATGAGCCACTTGTCATCTTTTGTAAGCCATTTTGGCATAGCTTGCCTTCTTTTAGCTTGAAATATTCTTGTTATAGATGCTACTTTATGCTTGTTATTTTGACGCCATTTTTTACTGAGTTTATTAACTACATCTTTATTATTTGCATACCATGCTTTATTCATTTCTCTGCATTTATCTATATTTTGTTCACGGTATCTTTTCTTACCTTTTAATATAGCTTCTCTGTTATTAACTTTATATTGAGCCATTTTAGCTAGTCTATCATCTCTAGCATTTAGATAATTTCTTTTCCCCATAGCAGAATGACATGACTTACATTTACCCTGTAAACCATCTGAATTACCAATATGTTTATGGAATAAAGATAAGTCTAATGTTTCTTTACATATTTTGCATTGTTTAGTCATTTTATACTATACCCCGGTTCGCATATTGTATCTTCTCGCCACCCCAAGATTCATTCTTCATTTGGTCTACAGATGTAGCCATATATCTAAATGCGTCAGCACCATGAGAGTATTCGTCATGTAATGGTGCACCTGGTTCGTTTGTAGCTGAGTTGATTGAACGCTTATAATTCTTTAAACACTCTAGCAATCTACTTGCACTCTTATCAAAGTAACACTTATGGAAGTGCATCCTTGCTAGTTTAATACCTGATTCTATACTTGCTATTGGGACAATGCGTACATCCCAACCTTGCTTTCTCATTATATCTTCTGCTGATAATCCGTACTTGTAATCCTTTGTCTTACCATCATGTGGTAGGAACATCTTACCCCAATTGTAATTAAGGTTTCTAAGTTCAGATGAGAAGCTGTCTAGTGTTCTGTGATTATCCTCTATGTATCCAATGATACGAATATCTGATACACCTCGTTGACATAAGACAATAGACATAGAGTCATTAAAGCCTAAGTCAAACACTACATGAACCTTTAGCATTGGGTCATAAGGCACAGTCGTTATACGACCATTCTCTTGTGCATCTCTTATCTCGTTAGCATAGATAGCACCATCTACAGCAGCTTTACAATCACCTTCCCATATGTTTGCATAGTCAGGGTTAGTCTTTTCGCTGTGTTGGCGTTCTATCTCTAGTACTTCTGGAAACCAAGGATTGTCAGTATAGTTTACTTTAACAACCTTAGCGTTCTCTGGTGGATTAACCACAAACCTAGTATATGTATCGTCTGTATCTATGTTAGGGTTAAATGATACCCATATCTCTGAGTCTGGTTTACGTATAGTAGGGATTAATATATCCCATGACTTCTTGCTAATTGTCTGTGCCTCTTCACACCAGACCCTATCTATGCCCTCATAGCTCTTTATCGACTCTGCTGTGTTAGTAGCTAAACCTGTAAATACAAATAGACTACCGTTAAGACCACGTATCTCTGACTCTAGTACTTCATAAAACTGACCTAAACCTAATGCTTGTATAGAGTCTGACAAAAGTTGGTGAACTGAGTTTTTAATACTACGCTGTACTTCTCTCGTACATAAAACACGCAATGGTTCATTAGCTGCTGTTATAAGCAATGCCCTTGCCATAGAGTGTGACTTCCCAGACCCTCTTCCACCATAAGCCACTTTATATCTACATGGCTCAAATAAAAACTGGAACTTACTCGGAAACTGGGCTATCGTCTGGCTTGACAAAAGTAATTCCAATTCCTAATGGTAGTTCTGAACCATCTGGTCCACTTAATTCAGTTTGTGTAGGTAGTATCTTAGCGTATATGTTATAGAAGTTATTAGGGTTATCTATAGCCCATTGCTTCATGTGTTCTACACCACCTATGCCATCAAATACAGCTATGACGTTTTCTTTTACTGTAGATGATAACTTGTTAGGAACTCCAGCTTTTCTACCTGAGCCTTCTCTTTTACCACCACGATTATCTGTTTTTGATAAATCTTCTACTTTTTCAAAGTTTTCATTGTTTTCCATTGTTTTGCAACTCCCTTAGGTTGGTTGCCCTCTATGTTTATTTACTTAATAATCCTTCAAATTCACTTGTTAAACCATACTCACCACTTGGACTAGGGTATAAGTTTTCTCTTACATCAAATATCTCTGATAAGAAATTACCTTTATCTTTTCTACCTTTACTATATCCAACTATAGAGTCATATCCTCTGTTTCTTGCTTCGTTAGCAAATACAGCTTCTTGTAATGCGTATCTAAATTGGTTACCTTGTTTAGAGTTTTCAGCAATATTCCAAGCATTATCTGCTATATCAGGTGCATATTTTTCTAAAAACATATATGCTTCAGAACCTCTATCTCTACCTTGTAGAGTAGACATTAAGTCTTTTTGCATAGTATTAAATTGTTCTTTACCTACTAATTGTTTGTATGCTTCTTCAGGAGCTTTACCACCTGTCCCGCCTTTTGCAAATAGTGGGTTTTTATATAGTGTATCACCAACAACTTCTTGAGTGCCACCATAAGAACCACCACTAGAACCTTTGCCTTTATAGTATTTAGCTTGTTGAGAGCCTGTTGGTAAATAAAATACGCCTGTTCTAACTGACTCTGCTAATTCTTGTTCTGGCTTTTGAAACCTAGATACATTCACCAATAGACCTTCTGGAGTTATGCTTGCTCCTGGTGTATTAGATACTGCTTCTGTAAATTCTGTTTTGTTAGGTAGTGTAGTAGGCATATTAAATTGTTTTGCTACATCTACAGGAACTATGTTTGCTCTTGGGTTCATTACATTAGAACCTATTAATCCTGTACCTGTTTCTACTTGTCTTGCTACTTCTTTACCTAATGTCTTTGCACCTACTTGACCTGCTTTTGCAGCACCTGCTCCTACAAATGGTAAAGTGGCTACGTCTAGCATTCTTGTATCTGGTGTAAATGTTCCAAGACCGCCTGTGGCTACGTTACCACCTCTAAATGCTGGCATACCATAAGATACGTCTTGTAGGTATTGTGGTGCTTGTCCAAATAGTAAACCACCTAATCCACCTACGTATGGCAAATTGACTGTATTTAAAGCCTCTTGTCCTGAAGTAAGTGCATCAGCTAGTAAACCTAACGCCTTTCTTCTAGGCGGTGCTTGTAAATACTCTGCCATGCTACAGCTCCGTTTCTCTGTTCTTTCCTTTTAAAGGATATATCATTCTTTGGTATGTTTCCCACCATTCTTGACTATAGTCTGTATTCTGATAGTCTTTAAAGCATGGTGTGCCTAATGTGTGATGCACTAATTTGGCATCTGGATTATATTCGTATTCTGTTTCTAGCCAGTTCCATGTTTCGTCTAGCTTGCCTACTTGCTCTTCAGGATACTTTAGCCATTCAAACCTATGTAGGTATTTACCTGTTTGTTCTTGTATAAACTGAGGTGTTAGTTTTTTGTTTAGCCAATGTGAGCAATTCCATAACATAACGCTTGACCAGTTCTTTTTAGGATAGTCTTCGTTCTTAGCACCTAGATACTTAACTAGATGCTTTGTTTTATAACTATGCTTAACAACCTTAACCGCTTCGCTTGGGTCAAACTCATATAGTAATTCTGCTACATCACCTCTTACTATCATGTCACCATCTAAAAACAATGCCATGCCCTTAAAACCATTTAAGTATGGTACTAAGAAACGTGAATAAATAAATGAATTAGAGCCGTCTGTATGCGTTTCTGTGTAGTCTTTAAGAGTATTTAGAGCAAGTGGTGTAAATCTTACCGGTATGCTTGACTTCTCTATAATGCTTTGCATGCAAACATAATATGCAATGGGTTCTACTTTACCGTCATATCCTAGATATATGTCTAATACTTGCATTATGCTAGTTTTAAATAATCACTCAATGTGCTTCTGGCTATATTAAATATACGAGATACTTGAGTTAATGTTAGATTATGTTCATTCATGTAATTAATTGCTTTTTGCTTTTGTTCAATAGAAGTTTTAACGTAAGTTAATTGTTTAGGTCTATTTCTAGCAATACCTTTTCTTCTATTTTTTTGGACAGAGTCCATAATATTATCTAAATTTGTACCAACTGTTAAATGGTTTGGATTACAACATAATTTAATGTCACACTTGTGCATTACATGTAAATTATTTTCTATAGGTCCATTATATGCCATATATGATGCTGTATGAGCAGTATAATGTTTTCCAAATGCTCTAAAATCACAATAACCTGTTGTTGCTTTAGAAGCAATCCATATCCAACACCCAGTTTCTGTTACTGCTATATGTCTTTCTTGAATTACTTGTTTAATGTATTCTTTTTGTTCTTCTTGTATGTATTTCATGTTTACCTCTAATTAGGTTGATAAAGAGGCTATCCATGAATTAGCATGGAAGGGGAGCTACCCTTTTCGCCTTATTGCTTATTATACTACTTCTTTTTGTTGCGTGAACTAATATTCTTTGCCTTTGCTTTTGCATCTGCTTTACTAGATGCTCCCCATGCTTTTAGGGATAGTAATAATCTTGTTGGCTCACCGTTAGGTTTGCGTTCTGGTCCTGGCATATTACCCATACGAGCTAAAAATGATGCACGTCTAGGATTGTCCCCTGACTTTACTGGTGCTTTTAAATTTCCACCTGTTTCTTTATTGTAAGAGGCACGACCCTTAGCGTTTAAACCGCCTTTAGGGTTCTTACCTGCTTTCTTTTGCCAAGCTGCACTCATTTCTTTTTCTTAGCTGTCTTTGCTGATTGTTTAAATGCCATAGCAGTAGGTGCACCTTTAGAGCCTACTTTACGCATCTTCTCACCAGAGCCTGCCTTGATTCTTGCACGTTTATTTGCAATATTACTGTACAAGCCTGGTTTACTTGCCACGTTTAGCTGCCTTTTTCATAGGCTTAGCTGTCATAGCTTTACCTGTTTTCTTTGCGTATGATTTAGCTTCTTTCTTACCTTTTTCTGTGTAAGCAAACTTCATTTTTCCGACCATTGGCATAATTATTTACCTTTCTTTTTAGATAGACCAGCTTCGCTAAGTGCGATTGCCAATCCTTGAGCTTTAGATTTTACTACTGGACCTTTTTTAGAACCACTATGCAACTTACCTGCTTTAAACTCTTTCATCACTTTGCTGATTTTCGCCATCTTGCCTTTTTTCGTTGTTGGTTTCTTCATAGCTTTTCCTTAACTTAATAAATCTGTAGTCATATCTGCAATCATTACACAGGCTATACTCGGTGAAGTCAAATGGTTCACCGCATTGTTCGCAAATAGATAGTTTCATAAAAAGAAAAAGCCCAACCACGGAGAGAGTGCAGTCAGGCTTTTGTGGGATTACGTTATTAGCAGGCAGGAGTTGCCGATATAGGCGATATTATAGCACGAAACAGTATTTCTGTTCAACAACATTATGCGTTTATTCGTCTTCCTGCAATTACCAAAAGATTATCGTATGCCATATCTAATTGCCAGTAAAAAGCTAATGGTGGTTTAGCACCTAAGTATTTAGCATAGATAGCGTCTTGTTGTCCTTGTTCTAAGCTATGCACAATAGCGTGAATAGTCCTTACGTTAGACATATCTTGGGCAGAACACATCTCTTCAAACGCTTCTGAAGTTGACTCGCCTCCTGACGAAAGACCAATTGATTTAGATGGATAACCCAGGCGGTGATTATCCGACTTCATCCACAAAGCCCAATCCTCTAGGATGGATAATAAGCGTTCCATACTAATCATATTGTGTTAGCGTATAAGCTACGCTTTGCCCAAATGTTTCTTGTGTAGTTCTTTGTTGAAGGTTATGTTTAGCGTCATCTGCATTATGACTGATAACACCTTTTATTTGGTCTTCTGTGAAGTTTGCTGTGTGTCCAAATATACCTTGTAATGGATGTGGTTGTGGAATGTAATAGTGCATGAGTCTATTATCTTTATCTTTGAATGCGTGTATATGACCTTCCATCTTCATGGTGACAAGCAAGTTTTTAATAGTATTGTAATTGCCATCTACATGTGCTGCTATATCTTTTATAGCTTTAGGCTCTGTAAGGTAAGCTAGTATTTTATCCCTGGTATTCACGAT